GCCAAGATCCGGTCTGCCCCCGATGCGCTCGTGGCTGAGCTCAAGGATGGCGACGAGTTCGTGCTGACCGAGGAGGCCGTTCCCACCGTGCGGAAGGTCGGGAACGAGATCCACTACCGGACCATCCAGCCGCTTCCGACCGGAGCTTGACCGTGGCCACCAAGATCGTCTACGACGACGGAGCGACGCCGGCCGGGAAGGTGTCCGCGTCCACCCTCGTGAAGCCGAAGTCGGCGTTCGCGCCGACGCTGCTCCGGTACGTGCCGTGGATCGTCGCAGCGCTGGCCGTGCTCGTGGCGGTGTCGGTCGTGCTCGTGCCGCATGAGGCGGTGGGGCCCTCGCCCGCGCCGTCATCCTCTGCCGTCCATCTGGGGCAGACCTTCGCCCCGAAGCTTGCCAATTCACTGGCCGACGGATTTGACGCCAACGCCGACGCCGCAGAGGCTGGCAAGTCCTTCGGCGATGCCGACGAGGCATTGAAGGACGCCTTCTTCAGGTCGCGTCAGGCTGCGTTTGACCAGCACGCGAGCGACGCTATCCACGCGATCGTTGCGGACGGAAAGGACTCGAAAGACCCCGAAGTTCGACAGCGGTGGGTGCAGTTCCACCGCGACTTCGCCAAGGGTTTGCGGAGGGCGAAATGACCTTCGACCCCACAATTCACCTGACGGGTTGGGTCGATCGCCCGGCCGAGCGGCAGTCGATGGCGCGGACCTTTGCGCCTCCGCTGGCCCAGGCCGCCCCACACCTGATGGGGGCCGACGAAAACGTCTTCCTCTTCCGTGCATGGAAGGACGTGCTCGGGGACTATCCCAAGTACGTGGCACAACGTATCGGCGATTGCACATCGTTCGGTAGCGGGCATGCGTTGGACCTGCTCCAATGCGTCGAGATTGCCCTTGGCAACCAGCCGATCGGCTACCTTGAGACCTGCACAGAGGCGATCTATGGCATGGGCCGCGAGATCGCCGGCATGCTGGGCGGCGGCGACGGCTGCTACGGTGTCGCCGTTGCCAAGGCCCTTGTCGAGCACGGCGCGGTTCCCCGAAAACTTGTGGGCGAATACTCGGGAGACCGGGCAAAGCGGTGGGGGGCCAGTGGTGTCCCGGCCGAGATCAAGACCGAGATGGCCAAGCACAGGCTCGGCGCCGCAGCCCTCGTGACGACCCTGGATGAACTTGACGCCGCGCTGGCCAATGGCTACCCCGCAGCGGGCGGGTTCTCGCAAGGGTTTGTGATGCACCGTGACGCCAACGGATGCTGCCAGCAATCCGGCTCGTGGGGCCACGAGCAATGTTGCACTGGGCGGCGCCGACGGAACGGGCATCGCGAATACCTTCTCTGTCAGTCGTGGGGTCCGAACGTGCCAGACGGGCCGACGACGGACGAACAGCCGGATTTCTCGTTCTGGATCGACGAGCGGGCAATGGCCAGCATTCTCGGCCAGAACGATTTCCTGGCGTTTTCAAAGTTCGGCGGGTTCGAGCAACGGGTCATTCCCTGGACGACAAGGAACTATATTTGATGCACCTCACGCTCATCACGCTTGTTGTCCTGACCGGCTCCCGAACGGACGGGAAACTCGGCGATGCCGCCCGGCCCGTCGCCACAAGGGCGATCACCAGCCTGCCGCCCGCCAATCCCGTCCAGTCTCCCCCGCCCGTGGTCGTCCAGTTCCACGAGGATGCCGCGACCAAGGATGACCTGATCCTCCTGGGCGAGAAGATCACCGGCACCTTGAAGCCGCTCGACACCCGGCTCGCGTCGGTCGAACGAAGGACCGAATCGCTCGCCCGCGACGTGGCGGTCTTGAAGGCCGCGCGACAGGCTCCGCCCCCGACAGCCGCCGCGAAGACCGAGTCAAAGAAGCTCTACCTGACCGACGCCGAAGGCATCCAGTGCTGGGGATGGGAGGAGTCTGAGCTTCGCGCCCGCGTCGCCCGACGCAACGAGGATTTCGCGCGGCGGTCCACGCGGTTCGTGCAGCCGCAATACTACGCCGTCCCCCCGATGGGGTTTGGCGGTGGGTTCTCGGCGCCGATGACGCTCGGTGGCGGCTTCATGAGCGGTGGCTGTGCGGGCGGGAATTGCCGTTAACCCCGAAAGGCCCTCTCCCATGCTCACCACGCTCTTGATCCTCGCGGCCCTGGCGCAGGCCCCGAAGTGCGATGCCTGCGCCACCGAGGCCAAGCCCAAGGCTTCGACGCCGCTCTGCCCCGACGGCTGCAAGTGCCCGTTCCCCTCTGCGTGCGGCCTGCCCGATTGCCAGTGCAAGCCGGCGCTCGGGTGGCTCCCGCCGCCGAAGGACAGGTGGGCGACGTTCGCGAACCGGCCCGGCTACCGCTATTGGGGGCACTACGTGGGCGGTACGTTCTATTTCTCGCACTACCAGGTGCCCGGTTCGGCCTACATCTACGCCGTTCACCCGGCCCGCTGAGGAGTGACCCGTGACCGACTGCTGCCGCTCCAGGTGCTTCCCGGTCCTGATCGACTGCCGCACGCCGCACCCCGAATGCCCGCGCTCGATCCCCTGGACGGCCATTGAGCCGTTTGCGGCGATCGTCGAGCGGGACTACCGCATGACGTTGGACCTCGCGGCCCGGCGCGGTGGGTTCACGCCGGCAGAACTGTTCAAAATCATGCGACGTGAGCACGTCTGCCACGATGGCCGTTGCGGCGACCCCTGCGCCGGCAAGGCGATCGCGTTCGTGCTCGGGTTGGTCGCGGGACACCCGCCGTGCTGCTGAACACCCTCTGGGCTTGGGCGAAGAATCTGCTCGCCCTTGTCGGCGGGGCCACGCTGCTCTCGCTGGCGTGGTTCTGGGGCACGCTCTGGTACGAGACCCACGTCTCGCCCCCGGTCTACCAGGCGATGCCTCCGGTGTCGGCCGTGGCCGAAAAACTGGCCGCGTCGATCTCGCCTGCGATTGTCCGGTTTGCGGCAGGGGCAGAGGACGACTTCGCCCGGTACGCGCCGGCTGGAATCCCGCGATGGGTTTTTCATCGGGGCTACCCCTATGCAGTCAAGGCGATCCCCGAAGGCGCCAAGGTTGGTTGTAACCTCGCGCTCGATCGTTTCGGCAGCATGACGGCCGCGCAGGTGGCCGCGATGCTCGTCGAGCACCAGCGAAGCCGGGGCCGCGAGGCGCATCCGAGCGTACGAGAGTTGGCCGACGGGCCGTTTGAGGAACGGACGATCCTCTTTCCCTGAGGCGGCCATGACCAACGCCCGGCGCATCCTCAGCGGCGCGAAAGTCCTACTGCTCAAGCACCAGGACGCCGGCACCGTCCCAATCCCCGAACTCCGCGTTTGCCTCGCCGAACTCGAGGCCGCGCTCGACGCTGAGCCGGTGCGGGAAATCGAGGTGCTGGGCGAACGTGCGGACCTTGAACGATCAGACTATGGCTACCCCACGGAGTTGACCCGACAATGAGCGACCCGACCCCCACGCCCAACGACCCGTTCCACCACGCGATCGACACCTACTATCAGGTGTTAGATAATGCTGCACACTGGCTGACCGACGAGAGGGACCGGATCGCCCACGCGGTCGCATCGATCGGCCTCTCCAAGCCGGTCGCCGAAGTCGCGACCGTGGCCGAGGCGGTCCTTTCGGCCACGCTGCCCGCCGCACTCACGGCTGGCGAGACGGCCGTCGCGGACTTCCTCACGCCCGCCAACCTCAGCGCCCTGGCGTCGATCGTCGGCGAGATTAACGCCACGCTGGTCAAGCAGTTCTTCACGCGAATCCCGGCGGTCCTGGCCCTGCCGACCCCGCCGGCTGAAGAGCCGATCGTCCCCGCCCAAAAGCCGACCGCCTGAAACGACCACCAACACATCAGCGTGAGGCGCCGCCCATGATCCTCTACCTCATCTCCATCATCCTTTGCGGCGCCGCCGGCTCCTGGATCGCCGTGAAGGCCGAGTTGCCCGAGGGGCGGATGGTCGGCGCTTTAATCGGCGGCATCCTCAACCTGTTCGGGGTCGTTTTTCTGCTAGGCATCTGGGGCGCCGAGTGGGTAGAAACCCAACTCGAGTCCCGCCTCGGGAAGGGCGCCAGATGATCCTCTTGCTGCCCCTCGCCCTGCTGATCCTCGCCGCCTACGGCGTGTGGGCGATCATCACGGCGACGTTCAACCCCTGGCACTGGCTGGTCATGGCCGGGGCCTTCGGTGCGGTCGTGCTGGTGTTCCACCTGCTCTGGGTGCTGATCGGGAACATGCGTAAGTGAAGGTCTTCACGTCCATCGGCGCCGGCCTTGATTTCCTGTTCGGCCGCGTGGCCTCCACGGCGCGCGGCGTCCTGACGGCCCCCGAGTTCCGCCGAGTGATCGGCGTGGGCGTTGCGAGCGCGATTGCTGGAGCCTCGCCCGAATTGACCAAGGCCGCCGCGATTGGCTCGCACACCGAACTGCTCAACGCCGCGTGGACCGGGTTTCTGACCGGCGCCGCCGGCGCGACCGTGAGTCTGCTCCACCGCCTGTGCGACGACGCGCCCTCGCCTCCGCCCCCCACAGAAAGCACTCCATGAGTAGCGACCCCGATCGCGTCACCCCCGGCGGGATGGCCTTGATCTACGCCGTGGGCTTGCTCGCCCTGAGCATCACCTGCGTGCGCCTGGTCGGCCAGTTCCTCGCGGGGCACGCGGTCGCGGCGTGGAAGCGGACGATCCGCCGCGAGCAGAAGCAGCACAAGCACGACGGGCCGAAAAAGTAAACCCCCATGGCCTCGCACTCCGGAGACCATCGCATGGTGCCGCATGACGTATCCAACCAGACCGGCCTGTTCGCTGCCAACGCCGCCGCAGCCGGCTGGTGGGTCGTCAACCTCGTCGCGCGACACGGCCCCTCGTGGGAGGCGGTTCCGCCGATCCTCATCGGCGCCGCGAGCCTCATCGGTGCCGTCAAGAGTTGGCAGAACGACCAGCAATTACGGCGGCACCGTGAGGAGTTGCACCGGCTCGAGATCGAGAAACGCAAGGGCAATGCTGCCGGTTGACGTAACCGCATGAACCACGCCGTGACCAACGCCTCGGACGACCTCGTGATGCTCGGCATCGTCTGCGTCGGCATCGGCATGGCGATCGTGATCTCCGCGTTCGCGGCCGGGCTGTTCCATCGGCACCATCCGGTGTGCGAGGACCGGCCGAAGCGGCTGACGAATGCGGAGCGGGCGAGGCTGTATCCAGCGATCGCGGAGCGGATTGAGCGCCAGTTGGGCCGATAAAAGTAACATAGGTAACATCCGAAAACAGGAAAGACTGTCAGTGTGCAGCACGTCCTGGCTGATTATTCCCCGAGAAAGAAAGACTGGCGATGGGTCTTCCTGGAGGCGCTGGCCAAGACGTGCTGCGTAAGTTCGGCGTGCGTTGCGGCGAACGTGCCCCGCAAGACGGCGTACGCCCATCGGGAGAAGTTTCCGAAGTTTCGCAGGGCATGGGATGAGGCCCTGGAGATCGGCGTGGAGGCTCTCGAGGTCTACGCCCGGCATCGGGCGTTCAACCCGGCCGACCCCGCCTCGCACATCCTGACAATGTTCTTGCTTAAAGCCCACAAGCCCCACAAGTACCGCGACAACGGACATCAGATCCCTAAGGATGAGCCGGAAGATGAGGCCGAGCGGCTGACGCCCGATGCGCTGGCCCGGCTCTCGCAAGATGACCTCGACGCTCTCGAATCCATCGCGAAGAAGCTTGCTGGTCAAGCCGACGGAGGCCCTCAAGCGGATCCAAGCTGAGAAGGCGAGGAGATCGCTTGCGGACTTTATCCGCTACGGCTGGCACGTCCTTGAGCCGACGACGCCGCTGGATTGGAACTGGCATATTGATGCCCTTGCGGGCCACATCCAATGTGTTCTCGAGGACTGGATGCGTCGGCAGCAAGACCCGTCTTATGTCCAACGCATACAGAATCTTTTAATCAATATCCCGCCTGGGACGGCAAAGAGTCGCGTGGTATCGGTCATGACGCCCGCATGGATGTGGGCCCGATGCCCGGCGTGGCGGGCTATCTTCCTGAGCGCCAACCCCCGCGTTGCCCTCCGCGACAGCGTGTATTGCCGGGACGTGATCGAGTCGGATTGGTATCGGGACTGGTTCCGGCCGGACTGGGAACTGGCAGAGGATCAGAACGCCAAGGGGCTTTATCGCAACACGCGGGGCGGCTACCGGCAGGCGATGGGGTTCAACTCGAGGATTACCGGCGATCGTGCCGACGCAATCCTCGTGGACGACCCGCACGACGCCCAGGAGGCCGAGAGCGACGCGATCCGGCAGGGCGTGCTCGACCGCTGGGATTCGGCCATCGCAAATCGACTCAATGACCTCCGCTCGTCCGTCCGCATCGGGATCATGCAGCGGCTGCACTCTGAGGACTGGAGCGGGCACGTCCTGAAGTCTGGCGTCTGGGAGCACCTCTGTATACCCCAGGAGTTCGAGCCGAAGCGGGCGCGGACCACTTGTATCGGCTGGACGGACCCCCGGAAGGAATCGGGTGAACTCCTCTTCCCCAAGCGGTTCACCCCTGAGATTCTCCGCCAGGAGCGGGCAAGACTCGGGAGTTACGGCTATGCCGGACAGCACCAGCAACAGCCCGTCCCGTCCGAAGGCGGCGTCTTCAAGCACGCCTGGTTCCGCTACTGGCGTCCCGACGCGATCGGCTGCGTTCGGTGCTCCGGCTCGGGGAATGTCGGAAACGCGAAATGCCGGCGTTGCTCTGGGAGCGGGAGCGTCCGTCGCTACCACTTGCTCCGCAAGAAATCGGCCCCCAAGATCGTCGAGGCCATGAACTGTCGCCACTTCGGTATTGTGGATCTCGCGTTCAGCACGCGAACATCGGCCGACTTCACGGTTATCACGGCCTGGGCCGCGACGCCCGACAGCGATCTGGTCCTGCTCGACATGGACCGCCGACGCCTCGAAGGTCCGGACATCCTGCCCGCCATTCAGGCGATGTCCGACAAACACCGACTTGATTACGTCGGAATCGAAGAGGTTAGCGCCCAATTGCTCGTCGTCCAGACCGCCCGCCGTGCCGGCCTGACGATTCGGGGCCTTGCGGCTGACAAGGACAAGCGGACGCGGGCGCTGCCGATGGCGATCCGGATGGAAAACGAGCAGGTCTTCATGCCGGAAGGCTTCGACAAGCTCCCGGCGATCGAGGCGGAACTACTCGAGTTCGACCGGGGCGCCCACGACGACATCGTGGACAACTTCGCGTATGCCGGGGCTGAAGTCCAGCGGTTCGGCGGGGCACCTGAACCCGATGACGTTCGCGAGGCCCGCGAGCAGGCCGAGCAGGCTGAGCGGGAGCGCGAGTGGCACGACCCAAGCAACCCAGCATGGTGGGAATGAGGAGGCGCATGTTGGGAATGAGGAGGCGCATGGTGACGACTTTCGTGGCGGACGCCGACATGCGGCCGAAGGACTGGGCAGAGGTTGTCATCCAGCCTCGTCCCCTGTCTGAGTATGAGCGTCTTCAATTCAAGGAACAATGGGATGCGTTGGCGAGAGGCAGACGCCCAGGGCCAACGATCGTCCATGGCGGCGTTGAGGTGGTGACGCTGGACCATTGCGCGACGTGCCTCCCGGCGACCATCGTGAGCCAGGAGTTCGCGTGATGGGCTACCGTGGTCCCGAGCCCGCGCCTCTGCGTCGTCGGGCAACTCGCAATCCGCTGACCCCCAAGCAGCAGCAGTGGCATCAGCGAGAGACGTTGGCGCGGCGTGAGGACGATCCGCCGTTCTATCGTCTTCCGTGGTGGCTGATCGCATTCGCGATCACCTGCTATTACATCCTCGGAGCGCTGTCGGCAAGCCAGTGAATCTCTTCGACCGTATCGGACACGCCTGGTCTGCCTTCACCGGGAAGGCTGCGCCCTCCGTGGGTACGTCCTACGGCTGGGGCGGTGGCCCGTTCTGGTCGGACGCCTTCAAGTTCCGTCGCTCGCCAAGCCTGCCGGGACTCGCAGAGGCGTACAAATCCCTGATCTTCACTTGCGTCCGGATCAACGCCGACGCAGTGTCGCGAGTGCCGTTGCGGCTCGTGAGGATCTCGGGCACGAAGGGTGACCGCGCGAAGTTCTGTGACGCCCGCCCGATCTCCAAGGGACTCCGCACTCACCTGAACCGCACGCACGCCAAGGCGATGGCGGGCGCCGCCGAGGTCGAGGAGATCACGGGGGACCATCCCCTGCTGAACCTGATCCAGAACGTCAACCCGTCGATGGACCACGCGGCCCTCATCAACTATACAGTGATGAGCATGGATGTGGTGGGGACGAGTTTCTGGTGGCCCACCGAGGAACTTCTCGGATGCCCCCGCGAATTCTGGCCGCTCCCGCCGCATCTCGTCTATCCGGTGATGGCCACGGGGAGCCTTGTTCCGTCCGGCTATTACTTCGGCGCGGTGCAGTACACGCCCGATGACCTCGTGATCTTCAAGCACCTGTCGATGAAGAATCCGTACGGGTTGGGGATGTCCCCGACTCAGGCCGCGATCGAATACGCGCGACTGGAAGACACCTTCATTTCGATCCAGGACGACTTGCTGTCGAACGGACCCCGGCCCTCGGTGATCGTGAGTCACAAGGATCCCCAGGGCGCGTTTGGCGAGGCAGAGCGGAAGCGGCTCGAGCACACCATGAACCAGAAGGCGCGTGGTGGCCGGGCGGGCGATGTGATCGTGGTCGATGGCGCCGCAGCCGTGACCCCCGTCTCCTGGGCACCGGCCGACCTGGGGGCGGTCGAGATCTCGAAGTACGACCTTGAGCGGACGTGCGGGTGCTTCGGAATCCCCGTCTCGATGGTTACGAATGAGAGCAGCAACCGCGCCGTATCCGAGTCGGGCCTCGAGCAGCACGCCCGTAATGCCGTGGAGCCGAGGTGCAAAAATATCGCATCGACCCTGACGCGGTGGACGCACTCGCTGGACCGCACCGGCAAGCGGAACTGGTCGAAACTCCAATGGGTCTTCGACTCGGTGGTGCCCGAAGACCTGCAAGCCAAGGCCGAACTTGACAAGATGTACCTTGACATGGGGGTCATCACCCGCAACGAGGTACGCACCGAGAACGGGTACGAGCCGGACCCCGACGGCGATGAGTTGCTAGTCTCCAACAACCTTGTGACCCTTGAATCGATCATCTCCGGTGCCAACGCCCAACCCGCCAAGCCCGGTCAGCCCGAAGAGGAGGGCGAGGGCGAAGCCGACGATGAGGCCGACGATGAGGCCGACGACAACGATGTCAAGGAAGATGCGGAGGAGACCGACGAAATCGACGATGAGCCTGATGAGGAGCCGCAGAAACTGCTTGACTACGCCACGGACGTCGTCCGCAAGGCC